CGCTGCTTCTGTTGATTATGCGGTTCAGAGTATATTCCCAAATGCCACAAGAACAGTATCTTAATGAGTGAAAAGAAGAACATATTATCAACAACAGAACAAGCTTTAAAAAAGATAGCTCCCCAAAAAGAGAATGAGCTAAAATCTCAGATCAAAAAGAAGGGAAAACAAGCATCAGGAAAGCTTATTGCCTCTGTACGTTCTGAAGTTTCAGCTGCTGGGCAAAGAGTTGATCTTGAAATTTACGCTGAAGAATATGCTGATTTCATTCAAGAAGGAAGATCAAAGGGAACGTTCCCTCCAGCTCAACCAATAAAAGATTGGATGAAAATTAAGGGAATTGAAGAAAAAGCTTTATTCCCAATTATGAAGAAGATCAAGGAAGAGGGAATTTCTCCAGTTGATATAATATCAGAAGCTCAAAAAACAGAATCAATTGCAGATGTAATTTCAAAAGCTCTTGCAGAGAATTTGGAAGAATCTCTTGCTCGTACAATTAGAAAAAATTTAAAGTAATGGCAATCGAAATTATACAAAGCCCAAATAAAAAACAACATTCTGCATTTAACCCTGTATGGCATGTTGTTACCTCCACAAATAAGTATCAAGATCAATTCAGATATGTTTATGATATCCTTTCAGGAAATTCTTTAAACGGAGATTTTGTTCAACGATATTTAGTACCTCCACGCCCTGTTGATGGATATGGAATTCTTGATGTTTCTAATTATGTTTCAACTTTTATTTATCCTCATTTTTCTGCTTCAACTTTAGGTTATGCTCCTGCTTCGGGTTCTGCGTTCTCTTATCGTGTAAAAATTGGAGAAACAACTCCTTATTGGGAATTTTATGATAACTATTTTGGCTTTTCGGCTGGTACTGCTTTTGTCGGGTTTTCTGGAGAAACAGAACATAATCTACAAGCAGGAGATAAAATTGTTGTTCAGCAAGATCAACCTTATACAAATGAGAGCTATCAGGGAGAGCATTCAATTCTTTATGTGCAATCTCCATATATTGCAGTTACATCAACTCCAACAGCGAATTCAACAACTCCTGAAGGAGGAAGAATTTATAAACAGAACGGAGAGCCTTTTATTAATTCAGGGATAACTTTAACACCTCAACTGACAGCTTTTAACCTTGCTTTAACAAGCAAGGAATTTTCTCAGAATGAATTTCTTGGGAGTTATAATATAATTAATGAAGGGAAATTTTTCACCAATTGCCCTGATGAAATAAATATGCTTTCAGCTAATTATGCTTTAGTTTCTCAATTCAATTTTGGAGACGATGCTGTAATGCGAATTGATACTTATGATGTAAATGATTCTCTTGTTGGGAGATATCGTTTCAATAATGAATTCTACTCAGGAGTAACAAGAGATGAAGAAATTGTCCTTCATTTCGGAATTGGAGTGAAAAATTTGAATGAAACTCCAACTTCTTTATATGATGTAATTAGTGGAAATTCTTCTGTTATAAATGATCAAGTTACTTATTATAAATATTTCATAACTAACCAAACATCGTTAACGGGAGAAACAAAAACAGTTAATATTATTTGCAATCCAACAGAAAGAACAAATTATCAGCTTTTGTTTTTGGATCGTTTTGGATCGTGGTTTCCTTTCAACTTTTATTTTGAATCTCAAGAGCAACATAACATCAACAGAAAAGTATTTCAGAAAAGCGTTCTTCCAAATTTATTATCAAATGATCCTTATCTATATACTCAAGATCGAGGAGCAACTGTTTATAATACTGATATCAAGAAATCAATTACTGTTTCTTCCGATTGGCTGAGTGATGAGGAATCTGAGTATATGATGAATTTGCTTTCATCTCCTGAAGTGTATCATATTGATGGAGATGGGGATATTCTTCCTGTAGTTATAAATTCAGGAAATTACACAAAGCAGGAGAATATCAACGGCTTAATTAGCTATCAATTCTCCTTTCAATATGCGTTTGATGATGGGGTTCAAAATTACTAAGGGGTTCAAAATTACTAAATAAATCAAATGGATATCAGATATATTAAAAGAAGATACAAATGGAATAAGTAGGTACTCTCAAGGGAGAATTTACCTTTTTATTTCTTTCTTTTCTTTCATATTGCTCAATATAATTTTGATCTATTTATCAATAGCAGGAAATGAATTATCTGAGGATCAGATACAATCTTTAGTGGTAATCTCCAGCAATTTAAAATGGGCTTTGGGAACTTTCTCTCTTTTTGTATTAGGAGGGAAAGGAGTTGGAGCTTTTAGAGATCGGCAAGTTGGAGTTGAAAACGATTTCCAACACGAACAAGAAAACAATCATAGATGGAGGAAAAATGAAAATCCTTTTGCTGATGATGAAGAAATAAATTGAGATGAATAAGAACGCAAGAATTGATATTTTCGAACAAAGGTTAGTTCCCGTTGCTGGAGGAGTTGTAACTCTCTCTGATGATTGGGCAACAACTTCATTAGACACAAACGGTTGGTTCAATTCGGGATCGACTTCAGGAGGAACTGTTATTGCTTATTCAGGAAATTCATCCAATCAAGGATATTTCCAAGAATTTGTTACTTATCTTCCTGAGGATGGAGTTTATTATAATCTATTCTTTAATGCAGATATATTTGCTGGAGCTGTTGAAGTAAGAATTGCCAATTCAACAGGAAATACAACAACAATTTCAGATACAATATCTTCTTCAGGAGAGGTTAATTTAACTTTCCTTGCAGGATCAGGGCAAACTTTGCCCAACTCAATTTTCTTCATCGCCAAAAATCAACCTGCGTTTACTCCTTTTTCAGGTCATGTTACTGATATTCGTATATCAAGAAATCTTGATGCTTCGCCAATTGGAACAAGAGAAGAATATGATTATTTCAAATCAATTGAATTGGAACAATCAGTCGATATTCCTTTGAATTACTCGATCAATTCAGTAGCTGATTTTTCAGAGAGAAATTCCAATTTCTCGAAATCAATTCTTGTTCCATCAACTCAAAATAATGATGATGTTTTCTCTTCTTTGTGGGATATAAACGGAGATTATACGTTGAACAATTTTAATCCAAAGCGTAAATTCAGAGCTGTTGTTTATAGCTCAGATTTGCCTGTATTTGATGGGTTTCTTCAGCTCCAAGAAACAGTTGAGGAAGATGGAGTTGTTGATTATAATGTTCGTCTGTTCTCAGATTCGAGAAATTTCTTTGAATTGATGGGAGATCAATTTCTTTCAGATTTGAATTGGAGCGAACTCAATCACAAGTTCACATGGAATAAGCTTCAACAAGTTTGGACGGGAAACACAACTTACAATTCAGGTTATTATTATCCTTTGCTACACAATAGTTCAGAGGAATATTTCATCAATAATTTTTACCCAGCAACTTATTTAAGATATGCGCTGGATAAGATCGCTTCTCAACTTGGTTTTCAATTGAATTTCAATTCTGATTTGGAAGCTGTAATTGATCGCTTGATCATTCCTTTTGAAGGGGAAAGATTAACTGTAAATGATTCTGAAAAGAGAAATGTTTCAGTTTTTGCTGGGAAGAACTCAGACGAAACAGGATTAGCTTTAATTCCTCAATCTTCTGTTGTGGGGATCAATTATTTGCCTATAGAAGCAACAGATAATACAATATCTTGGAATGATGTAGCAACTCCTTTCTTTGAAGGAGATGGATTAGATGGAGATGGAGATGGAGTTCTTGAATTTAATGGTTCTATTTATCAATATGAAGCTCAGTTATCAGGAGAGCATCTAATTGAAACTGTAATCTCAGGAGCTGTTTCTTTTGCTTCTTCTGTTGGAGCTGGAGAAGAATTTATTGCAAACGGAAATGCGAACAATAATTTTAGCTCTCCTTTAGGAGCTGTTAAATTTGATATTCTTGTTAATGGAATTTCTGTATCAGAATCAAACGAAATCAACACAAATTCAACTCCTTATTTGGTTGATCAAGGAGGAGATTTATTTCTTCCTCTTGGTAACTTATCAGCAAACAATAATCAACCGTTTGTTATTTCAGCTTCTACTTCGCTTGAACTTCAAGCTGGAGATACAGTTTCGATTCGTTTATATAACAGATTCAACAGAAAATTTACAAGGGATTTTCCAACAGTAGATTTTACTCCAATTTATCCTCAAGTATCTTTAACTGCTTATGATGATGGGAGTTATTTCAAAGTTCTTTGTGGAGATGTACCAGTTGGGGAAGGCTCAATTGTTCAATATTCTAAATGGTTGCCTAAAATCAAACTTAGGGAGCTTTGGAGCAACTTGATCAAGATGTTCAACTTGTACTTGTGGACGAATCAAGCAAATCCTAATCAAATCAATATTGCTTCAAGAAATCAATTTTACGAGAACGGAGAAGTTCTTGATTGGGGTTCTCTGTTAGCACAAAATGAACCTAAGAAACTGGAGTTCTTTAGGGATTTGACGGATAGAGCTATTACGTTAACTTATTCTGATTCTGATGATCGCTTTAATAACCTTTTTAAGAAGAAGAACAACGGCAAAATATTTGGTTCTTATACAAGAGAATTTGATTCTGATTTTGTTGATCAATCAACAGATTATCAGGTTGATTTCGTTCCTACTCCTATAACAAGGAATTTTTACGGAGATGTTGTTCCAGCTATTGATGCAGAGCTTCCTGATGAAGGATTGAGAATTCTTTTCTTACAAGAAATTCCTCAATCAACTCTTGCTCCTGTGTTGAGAAATGATCCCAACTCAACGGAATTACAAGCTTCTGAGTTAGTTCAGTATTATCCAGCTCTTCATTCTGATAAATTAAGCTCTCCAACTCTTGATTTGAATTTTGGAGAAGTAGGAGCTGGGGTAATGATTTCTCCAGTTGAGCTTTCTAAAAATACGCTTTATCAGAGTTATTGGAAATCAACTCTTGATCTAATTGATCGGGGGCAAATATTAACTTGTTACATGAAATTAACAGAGAGAGAAATCCAAAGAGTTAAAAATGATTTATCTGTTAAAATTTGGTTAGGCGATTCGTATTATTTGATATCTCAAATCTTTGATTACAACGCCAATTTCAGAGAGTTAACAAAGGTAGAATTGATCAAGCTGGAAGGGATTTCAAAAGAGCTTTATAATTTTATAGGAGTTGCCAATACAGAAACTCAAGAAACAGATTTCCCTGATGATACAAATACTAATTTAGTTGATGATGGATATTCAGTTAATTCAATTCTTGATGGAGAAATCATCAGGAATCATAATCTTAATAAAAATTCCTCATCAACAGCTCAAGTTTTTGGAAGAAACAACAAAGTTTTCAGAAATGTTACAGGGCTTATTGTTGGAAATAGAAATCAAGTTGCTGAAGGAGTTTCTAATTTTATAACAGCAGGATCAGGCAATATGATTGAGGCGGGAGCTAAAAATGTTTTTCTTTTTGGAGTTAATGATAAAACAATATCTGCTTCTTCTTATGTGAATATTGGAGATAAGATAATTTTGGAAAATGATTCATTAAGAATTGAAGGAGCTATTGAAAGAAATATTCTTGTAATTGATGATGCTTATACAGCGACAACAGCAAATGATATTATTTTTGCTTCAGCTACTTCAAAAAATGTTTTGATTACTCTTCCTGAAAATCTCTCTTCAAGAGAATTTATAATCAAAAGAGTAAACTCTCCTTCTTATAAAGTAAACGTTTACCCATATTCAGCAACAACAGCTTCAACGACAATTGAAGGAGCTGGAATTTACGAATTGAGCAACAACGAAACAATAAGAGTTGTATCAGATGGGGCTAATTATTGGCTGATCTAATTACGCAATTTCTCCAGCTATTTATTGAAAGGGAAAACCTCCCATTCAACAACAAAGCATGGCAGAAAAAGTAGTAATTGGAGTATCTGTTGATACTTCAGAGGCAATAAAAAATGTAAATAAGTTCTCAGGGGAACTTGGAAAACTCAAGAAAGAACTTGAGCAAGAGAAAGCAGAGCTTGCAAAAGTACGCAAGGAATTCAAGGCTCTTAATACTCCTGTTGATGAGCTTACAAAATCGCAAAAGAAATTAAGAGCTGAATTAAACAAGCAAGGGAAATCTCTTGATGATGTTTCAAAATCTTATGCAAAACAACAAGGGAAAGTTAAAGCTTTAAACAAGAATTATAATGAAGCAGAAGGGTCAGTTTCAGGGCTAAGTAAAGGAACAGGAAGGCTAAAAGGAGCAATTACTGATGGGTTGAAATCCTTTACTCTGTTAGCTGGAGGAATTGGAATTGTGATTGGAGTTGCAAAAGAATTGGCAACACAATTTATTGAACTCAACAAGCAAATAACAGATACAGCTACAAGAGCTGCATTTTTCTTTGATCTCACTTCTGAGGGTGCAAGGGAGCTTTCTTTGCAAGCAACAATAATTGGTAAACAATTTGATCAAGATGTTAATTCCGTGCTTGATGTTGCAAATACACTTTCCAAGGAATTTGGAATTTCGGGAAAAGAAGCTCTTGATTTGATCTCCAAAGGATTTGAAACAGGAGGTAGATTTTCAGATGATTTTCTAAATCAATTGAAAGAATATCCTTCCCAACTTGCTCAGGTTGGGTTATCAGCTGATCAAACTGTTGCTTTGCTTAACCAATCAATCAAAGATGGAGTATTCTCAGATAAAGGTCTCGACTCAATTAAAGAGGCTGGAATCAGGTTAAGAGAGGCAACAAACGCAACTCAAACAGCTCTTGATAATGTTGGTTTGGGAGATCTCCCAAAGCGAATTCAAGAGGGAACAATTACCTCTTTTGAGGCTATTCAAGAGGTATCAGGAAAGTTGAAAGAGCTTGGAAATACAGGAGCTGATACAGGAACATTAATTGCAGATGTATTTGGCGGAGCTGGAGAGGATGCTGGATTTAAATTTTTAACCTCTTTGGAGGACGTAAATCTTGAATTAAATGATCTTGATTCTTCATTAACAAAAACTGAAACTGCTCAAAATCGTTTAACAGAAGTTTGGACAAAATTCCTAACATCAGATGATGATGGGGGAGAGTTCTTTTCCGTTGTGCTTGATTTCTTTGCTGATTTGGTTGAAGGGATGGATTATTTCGCAGGAGTTTATAAAGATACAATTGATCCTGTTTTTGAATCCCTTTTTGATTCCCTTTTTGCTATAATTGAACCCTTCAAAAATGTACTGGAACAACTTGGATTTTTTAGTGATGAAGCAGGAGAATCATCTGTATTTTTAAAGTTGTTTAAGGTTGGAGTTGAATCTGCAATTACCCCATTACAGGCAATTGCAAAAACAATTACTCTTGTAATTAGAGCAATCACTTTTGCAATCATTAAAATCAGGGAAGGAATTGCTGATTTGGTTGCTGATGTTCCTTTTGTTGGGGATTTGTTAGGAAACACAATTGGAGTTACAGCAGATCAAGTTAAAGCTGCTGAGGATAAACTTGAAACAGCTTTTGATTCCTTGATTTCACTTCCTAAAGATAAATTCAACGCTGTTAAAGATATTTTCGTTGAAGGGCAAAAAGAGATTAATGATGCTCTTGAAGGAATTGGGGGAGATTTAGGTTCAGCAAACGGAGGGGAAGGAGCAGAACCTGAATCAGATGCTGATCCAAAAGCAGTTGAAAATGAGGAGAAACAACAAGCTGCAATTCAGAGATCAATTGAATTGCTTCAAAAAAAATCAGAAGCGGTTCAAATAGCTTTCGCAAATGAACAAGAAGTTGCTGCAAAAGCTGCTGAATTGAGGGAATCTGGAGCATCAGCTGATGAGATCAATCTTGAATTGCAAAAATTGAGAGCTGTTCAAGCGAAAGAGGGCAAAATATTAGCCTTGGAGGATGAAAGATTGATTGCGCTTGAGCAGGAGGGGTTGAAGCAATCGCAAATTGATATCATAAATCAGGAATTTAGGGATTTGCGATTGCTTGCGGAAGCAGATTATCAAGCTCAGTTAACTGAAATTTCATTAACTGAGGAAGAAAAGAGGCTGGAAAATCAAGCAAAAGCCCAAAAGGAATCTGATAAACTTGCGGAAGATAACATAAAGAAGAAAGAGAAGATTGCGGAGGATGCTGCAAATCAACTTTCAGGGGTTGTTTCAGGATTTTTAACCTCTCAAGAAAATGCTCTTGATGGATTTGCTCAAGGAACTGCTAAAATTGCGCTCGATGCGCTCAATAAGCAAGCTCCAGCTTTGATTGCTGGAATATTTGGTCAATCGCTTGCGAAGTTGGGGCCAGTTGGAGGAACGGTTGCATCTGTTGCAGCAATTGCAGCTTTCAAAGGTTTGATTTCATCTGCATCAGCTTCATTTGAAGATGGAGGGCAATTGCCAAAATACGCAACGGGAGGACGTTTGCAAGGTCGATCTCATGCACAAGGAGGAATTCCTTTATTCCGTAATGGAGCGCAAATTGCGGAAGTTGAGGGAGGCGAATTCATCATCAACAAACAAGCAACATCACAAAATTTGAGGTTGTTGGAATCAATCAACGCTGGAGAATTTACACCCAATTCTCCAACAGTTTCTTCTGCTCAAAATACAGCTACCGCAACTTATGAATCAATAATATCTAACAGAGAAAAAGATCCTCTTACAGCTATTGTATCTGAACAAGAAGTTACACGATCTCAAAAACGTATTTCAAAGTTCGAGCGAACTTCAACTTTGAGATAATTCACGCTATTTATATACATGAGTGAATTAAACAAAAAACAAATTCCTGTTTATGAAATGTTCCTTGATGGATCAGATCAAGATGGAGTATTTGGGATTGCCGTAACAAAAGCTCCTGCAATTGAAAGAGATTTTGTTGCTCTATCAAAGGATGCAGAGCAATCAATCAAATTTTCAACAGATAAGAAGCAACAGGTAGTAACGGGCGCAATTTTCATTCCTGATCAACTAATTTACAGGAAAGATCAAGAAGGAAATCCTTATTACTTGAGAATTTCAGCTGATGAAATCAAAAAAGTTGCTCAAAAATTCTTCAAAGATTCCAATCACAGAATATTCAATATTGAACATCAAAAATCAGTTGATGATGTATTTGTTTTCGAATCTTGGATTTGTGGGAAACAGGACAAAATCAGGGAAATGGATGCGAGGTTTACAGAGGAATTTATCCCTGCTGGATCATGGATCGTTTCAGCAAAAATTGAGAACTCAATTCTTTGGGAACAGATTGAAATGGGGGAGTTTACAGGGTTTAGCATGGAAGGAATGTTTTCAACTTTTGAAGTTGATTTAAACAAACAGATTTCGGATATAAATAATCTGATTGATCAACTTGAAATGGATCAAAATCCCCTCGACAAATTGAGAGCAATTGAAAATTTCTTTCAATCGTAAAAAACAAATAAACAAATCATAAACTATTTATAAATCAATTGATGAAATAAATAAAACATTAATATAAAATGAACAAATTAATCGAAAAACTAAATAAGTACGGAGAGCAGGTAAAAGAAGATTTGAAAAAAATCAAAGCTGAATTTGCTGAGGAAGTTCAAGAAGAAGTTCAAGATGATGCAACTGATGAAGTTGTTGAAGTTGAGCTTGCAGAAGAAGAAGTTGTTGAAGATGCACCTGAGGAAGAAGTTCAAGAAGATGCACCTGAATTTGTAACTCCTGACGCACTTGCAGAAGCACTTGCTCCAGTTCAGGAACAGATTGATCAAATCGCTGAACTTATTGGAGATATGCAAGAGCTATCTTCTCAAGTAACAACTAAGGTTGAGAAGCTTTCAAAAGCTCCTGTTGATGAGAAAATTACAACTGAGGAAAAGTTTCAAGCTCAGATAGAAAAAACTGGAAACAAAGTAAAAGATTTCCTTTTGAGAAATCAAAAATAACAAATTGAATAATAAACAAAATAAACAATAAAAAATGGCTGGATTTAACATTTCTGCTTTAGCAGATCATATTAAAAACGAACAACAGAATATGCTTTCTGCTATGGTTGCTGATGCAGGTACAATTAAGAGTGGTAAAGTTGCTGTAATGGACGGAATTAAGTACAAGCAAAGAATTCCTTTCTTCGCAAAGAACTTGGCATGGCAATCAGGTAATTGTGTAGGAGATGATTCAACTTCAGGATCAACTGTATTTACAGAAAAAGAACTTGAAGTTGCTCAAATTACCCACTACGACAAGAGTTGTATTGACGATTTCAATAACAAGTGGATGGGCGATTTCCTTCCACAAGGATCAACTTATTCTGATGCTGATTATCCGCAAGAGATTGCTGATAATATGGTTGAATTAACTGCTGAAGATGTTGAGATTGGTATTTGGATCGGTGGTTATGCAAATACATCAGAAGGGCTTAACGGTCAAGTTGATGGATGGATGAAATCTTTGGTTGCTACTGCATATTCTTCAAGTACTTTCACAACTGATTCTTCTGTTACTTCATTCACAACTTCAAATGCTGCTGGATATGTTTCAGAATTGTATAACAACGCTCCATCAAGTATTGCTTCTAAGAGCTTGAACTTGTTCCTTGGACGTGCAAATTACAACAAATTGAAGGAATCTCTTTTAACTGCTTTTCCAAATTATACGGAAATCAACAGAGTTGAAGGAACTGAATCATTCACTCACCCAATTTATACCAACATGGAGATTTATCCAACTCACGGATTGGATTCAGTTAACGCTGTTGTTCTTTCGAATGATGGAAACTTGGTTGTTGGAATGGATGCTGTCGAAGATATGGAAGTAAAAGTTGGATATATCGAGGATGAGGATAAAGTATTCGAGAGAATCAAGATGAAACTTGGAACAGAGGTGAAATTTGAATCTCAAGTTGGAGTTATCACTTGGGCATAATTAATTGAATAATAACATTTGATCAGGGGGAGAAAATTCTCCCCCAAGATCAACAAAAAAAAATAGAAAAATGGCTTGTGGAAATATTGAAAATAGTTATTTAAGAGGTTGTGATTTAGGAAGTTCAGGAATCAGAAAATTTTGGTTCGCAAAATATAGTGGTGGAACTGCTATGACTTATGATGCAGATGGAATTATCTCAGGAGGAACTTCTGTTGCCCCTCATTATCTTTATGAGATGAAGGAAGAAACAGGATCAGTTACACAAAACGTAATTGCATCTCCAACAGGGAACGTATCATTTGAAATTATTACTGAAATGGTATTCCTTTACAATCGTCAGGAAGTAAGAAATAGAGTTGATGAACTTGTATCAGCTACATCATCCATAATTGCGGAAGATGAGAACGGTCAACGTTGGTATATTGGTGAAACAAGAGGTTGTTCACCAAACGGAGGAACAGGAGCTTTTGGAGTTTCGGCATCCGACGAGAACAGCTTCAGAATTTCTTTTAGAACTTTGGAATCATCTCCAATTAGACAAATTGATACTGATGGTACTTATGATGCTTCTCCTGCTTTGCTTAACAGCTAAGTAGAGGAATTAAAGAATATAAAAAGAGGGCAATTAAGCCCTCTTTTTTTGTGCTGAATATTTGAAACAAAAGCCCTTTCTGATGATATAATGTATATGAATGAGATAATTGAATTGATAGGAGTTGTTTTGGAACTATTAGGAGTATTTATTGCGTTGGGAGAGGTATATAAAAAAAGGGGCTAAAAAAGCCCCTTAAATTGATTCTTGCGTTTGTTTTCAATTATGCGAAATAAGCAATATAAAATTCAAACTCTGCTTTCTTGGAGAAGAATTTAATCTTTTTCTCCTTGATCAGAATTTTTCTTAGAGCTTGAGCTTGTTCTTCTTTTGTTAGCTGGATATAAGCATCATTAACCCCTTTATTTTGCGTATGAGCAAGGATTTGATCTGATAACCTTTCAGAAATAAACAACCTTGCACAAAGAGAAGAGAAAGTTGAGCGACAAGCGTGGGGATGAAAATCAAGAGCAACATTTAAAGCTCCCTCATCAGTATTTATTGTTGCGTTTTCTCCAAACACCTCAATCATATAATCTTTGATCCCCTTTCTTACCTTATCATCAGAAACTTTCTCAGGCGGGTTATTTTGTAACATCTCCTTAATATTGGGGAAGATCGGACAAACAACACGATTTCTTTTTTTGCCTTTTAACTGCTTTGAAGCTATATAATCAACATAAAGATTTCCATCCTCCAAAGTTCTCCAGTTGTCCTGATCTATCACTTGCCACATATCCGAAATTCTACAACCAGTTGAAAGGAGGATCATCAAGATTTTGCGGATATTGCTCTTTCTGTAATTGGCTCTTGGATATTTTGTTCTCTGAGGTTCGTTTTGGAAAATCTTCATCAAATGCTCTTCCTTCAAGTTTACCTTTGCTTTAGCTGTAACAGTTAGATTTCGTCCGCTTCTTGGTGTAGCTTTTACAGGTACTTTTTCAGCTACTAATTCACGAATAAAGGAATTGATTCTTTTTCTATATTGATCAACAGTAGAATCAGAAGCTCTGTTTACTTGCTCTTTCTGCTCATTTGTTAAATCTTCCCATTCCTCAGAAGTATGATCTCCGTTTTTCTTGTACTGCAAAAAATCAAAGTAATCCTGATCTGAGAAGCTTCGCCAATCAAGGGAAATTCCAACTTTTTCAGCCCAAATTTTTAAGTTCTTTCCGCAACTTATTAATTGAGTTGCTCTTGAAGGGGCAACATTTTTTACTTTAATGATCTGATCAATTGATTCAAGGATATCAAATGAATAAGGATATTTTCTCTCCTTCTTCCCAAGAACTTCATCAATCTTTTGCTTGAACATCTCAGGAAGAATTAGTTCAGTTGATTGAAGTTCCTCAAGAAGCTGATCAAAAGCTTTTTCTCCAGCTCTTTTAACCTTCTCGATCTTCCTTGCATATTCTGTAACTAAGTTAGAAGGGAGAAATTTTAAATCTCCATTTGAAAGGTTATGAGGTTCAATTGTGATTCCAGTTGATATCCGTTTTCTTCCGTATCCAATTGATCCGTCGTATCCAATTGATCCGTTGGAATTTTTGATTTTCCCCCAAGAGAACATAATTAAAAGAGGGGATTTTTTGCTTTTGCTTTTGAGTTGTAATGAGTGATTCAGCATAATATGAGAGTTTTAAATGATTTGATTTACGACAAAGATAAGAAAATTTTCCCGTTTGATCCCTAAAAGAATTAGAGGAATCACAACTAAAAGTATTTTTTACTTGATTATTTTGCGCCCTTGTTCAAAAAGTGAACAAAATTCAGGGGGGGATAATGCTCTTAAAAGGGGGATAATTTCCAACTTGAATTGCTTGATATTACTGGGATTACAAAGGGGGATAATAAGGGGATAATAAGGGCTCTAAACAGCTCTTTTTACCTTTTATAAATTTATCGACAAGCTTATAAAACCCTTTATTTACAGGGGTTTTCCAATTTTTGGAAAAAAATCTTAACTCCCAGCGGGATCACAAATCAATTTTTAAACCCCTGATTTCCAAGAGATTAGGGGTTTTTTATTTTCAAAGGGGGATAATAAGGGGATAATAAGGGGATATAAATAACCCTCCTGAAGCCCTTTCTGATCAAGGAAAGTTCCTTTTAGCTAAAAAGAAACTTTTTGCTCTTAAAAGGGAGGAATCCCTTTTAATCACTCAAGAAGCTCATAATTATTAAAGGGGGATAATATGCTTGAAAGGGGGATAATTTACCCTTAAAAGGAGGGTAATAGCCCTGAAAAAGGATCATTTGGAGCAAATATCAAGGAGGGGATAATAAGGGGATAAAAAAAAGCCCTCAATTAAAAGGGCTTTTTCAATTTGTTCCTGTTGCTTCTATTTTCTTCCTGCTGTTGTTGAGGTGATCTTTCTAATTTTATCCTGTATCTCCTTCTTCTTTGAATTACCAAGAGCAAGATCAAGAGCTTCCATTATGTTCTTTTCCATAATATTCAGCTTCTCTTGAGAGCTGGAATTAATTTCATCAATTATCCAGTTGATATTCTTGAAAGCTCTTCTCAAATCAGAAACTGAAACTTCCTTTGCTTTAGGGGCTTTTTTCTCCTTTGCTTTTTCCTTCTGCTCAAGAACGTTTTTAATTTCAGCTTTGGCTTTTTGGTACTTCTTAGGATCAAGCTGATGGAACTGAGAAAGGATTTTCAGCGTTTGTGTTAACCCTATTTCTTTGTTGATGATCAAGAGCTGGATATCTTGAGGGAGGTAATTAAAAGAAGAATATTGATTTACATATACAGGAGATTTTCCAGTTGCTGAAGCAACTTCTGCTGTTGTCATGCTCTCCAAAGCTTCAACAATAACTTCTCCTCTCATTTTAATCCCCAATTTGGGAACTTCTTTTAACTGATCTTTTAGCTTCTTCATTTCAGAAGCGTTTAATTCTTTTTTGTTTCTCATCATAAAATGATTTATCCAGCAAATAAACAAAAAAAAAGAGAGGTTATTATTACCTCTCCTTCAATATCAACTCTTATTCTTTTTTGGCTTCAGATTTTGGAGTTGATTGTTTCTTCAAATATTCCCGAATTTTATCAAGGGTTTTTTTTGAAAATTCTTTTTTCTTTTTTCTCATTATGCTGGAATTATGGAATTTGATCCAAATGAATTTCTGTTTGGATATAAATTTTGATTGTTTGCATCATAGAGCGGAAATTGAACAGAATTATCACAGAGATATTTCAAACATCTCTCTCTGTAAAAATCAGCTCTTGATTTAGCTCGATCAGCTAACATTCGCACCTCATCCAAATCAGCAGAGATTGAATTATTTCCTGACTGCTTCTCAATTGATTGATTGGTTATGTTGAAATTGCCCTCAAGAAGATACTCATAAAGGGCAAATTCTCTCAAAGTGAAATCAAGATATCCATCAATAAATGTTTGCTCCGAGGAAGTTAATCCCGTCCAAGTTTGTTCTTCTGTTCTTTTATTTGAAAGAAAATCAAACCAAGTTGAACCCAAAATTTCATTTATATGAATATTTTGAGCTGATAAAATTGATTGTTTCAATCTTGAATCTTCAACATTCTTTTCTATTGAAGTATTATTTTTAATGTTTGCTGGAGTTATCCAAAGTTTTGTTGTCATTTTCTTATTCTTTTATTGGTTGATTTTCTCCCTCATTTCCAAGTAAATTATCCTGATCTTCATCCTGATAACTTCCCTCTGAAAGCAGTAAAGGTTGGATATTAATTTCTTGTTCAAAGAGATTTGAAAAAGTTTGTTCAATTTTCAATTGCAAAGGGCGAATTCGTAGATTTTGCATCAAATCAAACTCATTCAATTGATCTCTGTTTGAGTTGAAAGTTGTTCCTTGTTCGGATGAAATTCCAAAAACAGCCCCTTTTCCTGTTACTCCGTGCGCTTGTTTGATTCTCTCAGATGTTAGTTGATCAAGGGATTGAAATCTTTCATCAGAAAGCCCTTCATCAAGATTTTCAATTGATATATTTTCTGCATTTTGAAGGATTGCTGTTCTATGACCTTGATCTCCCTCAAATTTCTTCCATAAAGCAGAGAATTTTTCAGATTCCTCAGCTGAAGAAAATGATCCGTTCAACTTAACAAGAGTTTTAACCGAACTTCCGTGCCTAATGTTATTCAAGTGATACGAAATAATGTGCTGTTGGAGTTCAATATATTCCCTCGCACTCCAATAGGTTGGGAGCGCATACGGAGCAGAAGGAACTCCTTCCAATTTCATATATAACACTTGAGGTTTGGTTGATTTTTTAAGCTTTGAAAATCCCTGAAACAACTCAGGAGCATGAGCTTCTTTTCTGTAATTTTTCCAATCTGATGAAATCCAATAGCTTTGAATTCCGTTCAAAGCAACGTCAGGAGTTGCAAGCCTAACTTTACCAACATCAAGATAATCAACTGTTGGAGTTGATAAATCTCTGCTCCATCTTATCGACAAAGCAAAAGCTCCATAAAGTTTAGCATCAAAGGATAATTTATGTAAAATCTGATCAAGGTTTTCTTCCCCATTTTCATTTTTAAATGCAGCTGAATTTTTATCAATAAATCCTTCTCCTGAAATCATGCTTGCGATATTGTACACCAAATTTGAATGAACAGGAGATTGATCAAGCAAGGAAAGCATATAATCAGGAGCTAAATTATCAGAGCCAAAATTGATATAATCCTTGTTTCTTTTTACCTCAAATGTTGGTTGATCATAGGATGAATTGAATTCAATCAATTCTATTTGTGAATTTGTTTTCTCTTTCATTTTATTTGATTATAGCAATTCCGTATTCGAGCTGAGTTGCATAAATTGATGAAAGAGAGCTTCCTGAGGTTGGGAAAATTGTGTAATCCCAATATCCAGCTGGATATAAATTAACCGTTGCAGCTGATAAAAATTCTGTTCCAGCGGTTACAGTTATATCAAACATCTGATATACATCAGATGAAGATGAGATATCTTCAACTAAAATTGTTCTTTCCTTTTGTGTTAATTGATTCACAAAGCAAATCCCGTAATAAGCTGTTGTTGCTGTAAAAATTCCCCTGTTGTTCCTTTGAGGATAGCAGATGATTCGATTTGTTGTATCAGCTGATAAATTGATCATTCTCTTTCATTTGATAATAAATAGCCTGAGAAAAAGAGAATGAGAATGAACTTTGCAAAAGCTTCACAAAACCCTGCAAAAGCTTGTTGGAAATAAAAAAAAGCCCCAAGAAGGAGCTTTTTAAATTATTTGATTCTGTTATTAACGTCCTGCCACAAAGAGATTTAGAACCTCTCCTGAATTGAAATGATCATCTGATATTAAGGGGTGCAAAAATTCATCTTCTTTTGTTTGCTCTTGTTGATTTAGAGCGGAATTAAGATCATTTGAATATAATATTGATTCCTTGTGCGCAATTGCTGATACATCGCAATCAGAGCTGCAATAATCTCTGTTGAACAACCTCCAATATTCCCTTGATGAAATAGAATCATTAACAGCAACAACAGAATAAAATACATCAGATGATACTTGAATGAATTCAGGAATCTCTCCCGAATTCACAGCGATCCAAAAAGGAAGATAAAGGATAAAATTAGAAGTGCATTTTTCATGATGTTATTTTGATTTGATTACAAACACAAATATAAGATAAAAAAAAAGCCCCAAGAAGGAGCTTTTATATTTTTTTTGAAGAAAAAATTTGAATTAGGATGAAATCCCAATCAATATAAGATAGTGAATACTTAATAAAATATCAAGCAAAAAATAAAAGATGAAGGAAAGCAACACAACACAACACAAGGAAACCACTCCCATAACTTTCCAACATCTTCTGTTTTTAAATAGTATTAAAAAAAACGTTTTCTAACTTTTTTTTTTGATCAATTCATCATTTCAATTTCATTATCAATATTTCTTAGAATAGTTTTTTTAGAATAAACTTCATAGGATTTATCCCCTAAGGCAACTCCTCCTGCATTAAATTGCGCATGATGATCATATATGTATTTCCAAGTATAATCATTATCCTCAGATGGAAATTGTTTGATTAAAATGTAACTATATCTACCTTGTTTTTTTAGCTCTGATGCTGGAATTATCTTGATTAATCTTTTGTAAGATTTTAACTCCTTAGTTCTTTTGCGATAACTTTTTTCAATTTTACGCTCAATTTCAATTTCCCATTCTTCCTGAAATTTTGATTCATTCTGTTGTTTGGTAATTTGTTTTTCCGTTTTCATTATATGATTTGTTAGTTTGTTATAATTTCTGCTTATTAGGTTGAACGTCTTAAATATAAATTTGTTGCAACTAATGCAATATATTTTTATAAAGCAACACAATTTAATAATTGTTCCTTGTATCTGTTGTACACTAATTGCCACGAATAGAGAATTCCTTTTTTGTTGACGAAGAAAGGGAATAAATTGAATTCACTTTCAGAGGCAACTAAATGATTTTTCAGCTCTTCAAAAGTTGTTTCTTCCCATAATTCTATATTGGTTATATCCTCTCCCTTTGGAAATTTTCTCAATTTATCAGGTTCTATTTTTATGAGTTGTTTTTCTCTCCCTGTTGCATAATAATATTCCCCTTGTATGCAAAGAATGCTTTGGATGAACTTAATTCTATTACAGGTTCTCCTGATAAGGAAATCATATTTGGGATGCTCTATCAGCTTAATTTGAGCGCAATCCCATCTCTTTAGCTTATTAAGGAATTTATCCTCAGTTGTTCTTTTGCCTGTAAAGAATTTTTGAAGAGCTGAAACTCTTTCTGTTTTTCCTTCCTTCATTTTGTTTGCTAACATCATGCGTAATTCTGCTGATCTTTGGCTTGTTTTTAGGTTGCCAATTTTGATTGTTGGTAATAGTGCTTTCTCCATTTTTCTGTTATTATATTATATTACATCAATTCAACTGTTTTGCAATCATCAGGAACTTCATGCGACCAACAAACGAACATTCCTCCAACGGTGCAGAGTACCGATCCAAGCTCTTCTGCTCTGATTGCTTCCTTTAATTCTTCTCTATCTTCCCTTGCTTTCTCCTCTTGATATCTCTTTTCCCAAGCTTCATTTTTTCGCTTGATTATTTCCTTTTTTTCGTTGAATTTCCAATACCTTTCTTTGATAACATCATAAGAATCAATTGCAGGGAGCAATAAATCTTTAACATTTTGATAATATTTTCTTGATTGCCCTGATAAATTATATAAAAGAGCTTTCTTTGCTTTAATTACTTTTGATTGAAGATTTCCCCATAATGATGAAGCTTTGCCTAATATGATTTGCATATATTTGAACTTCCTTCCGTATCTCTCTACAACTTTAAAAGTTTGTCTTATCTTATCATTATGAAGGAGCTGATTTTTAGCTGTTCGTGCTTGTCTTTCGGAAATTGTTTGCCCTGTTTCTTTTGTGAAAGCTTTCAGATATTGATCCCATGTTAAAGTTATCACTCTGTACCCTTTGCTCAGGTGCATTTTGTATATAAAATTCTCAAAGAATTTTATAAAGCTTTCTGTTTTTGTCGTTGTTGTTGTATTCATTTTATATATTATTAATAAATAGAAAGCCCCTTGTTAGACCAACGACAGACTAACAAGGGGTATTTCTAAATAAGTTATGGCTTCAGTTCCTTAACTCTAAAAATTTCTTTTTATTGTCGTTGTTCATTTATAATTAGTTGGAAATTTTCAAAACAAGTAAATAAACTAATTTTGTTGATAACTATTTTAAATGATATGCAAATATATAAAGATTATTTCAATAAATAAAGAACTGTTGAATTCTTTTTTGCGATTTAATTCTTTTTTTTTCTGATCAAAGTTCAACTGATTGCCGATACTATAATAATAATTCACTCAGATGATTAAAGTTTTCCTATCTTTACTTTCTAAATTTATAACTCCTGAGGAAAAGGAGAACTAACTTCTGATAAAGGAAATCCAAAAAAACTTTCTCTTTCAAAAAAGAACAGAATAAAAAAAGAACAGAATAAAAGAAAAAAGGGGTTGGGATTTCAAATCCTGTTGCCTGTTCTCCTTTCACTCAGGAACAACTTGCTTTACTTTCTAAATTTATAACTCCTGAGGAAAAGGAGAAACAACTTCTGATAAATGAAATCCAAAAAAACTTTCTCTTTCAAAAAAGAACAGAATTTTAAGCTGATTAAAGCTCTTTTATTTCAATTCCGTATCAATCAACATTCTGTTGATTAAAGTTGATTCTTGCCCTTTATTTCAAGTCTTGCCCTTTATTTAAAGCTCAAACAAGAAGATAATAAACTTGCAGATGAAATTGTTTTTGATTATTTTTGTTAAGCAAAACAAAGAACAACATAATCAGCAAATTGAATTGATTGAGGAGAGAAGAGGAGAGGAGAGGGAATAAATTGCTGATGGAAAAGAGGGAAAGTTAATTTTCCCTTTTTTTGTGATTAAAAAAAAATCTCCCTTATTTATTTGTGTGGTAAATGTCATATTGACTTGTTATTGTCATATGGAGGTTAGTTTTTTTTGAAAGAGGAGGTTCAACGGAGCTTCCTCTTTTTCATTTCATATAATTTAAGATTGCAACAAGCAAAATTCCCAAAGAGATAATAAGAGGAATCAACCATTTGAGAAAGGCAAAGCTCCTTTTGTTATTATGTTTTTCCTTCTTCTTATAAAATTCAGCAAATCCTCCAGCAACAACAAAATCATCTGATGCAGATGTTAATTCAGCTGTTCCTCCTTTGCTTGTTCCTCCTTTGCTTGTTAATCCTTTTTCTTCAAATATTGGGAAATCAATCTCTTGATTTGCTGATCTTAAATGCTGAATGAATTCTTCCCAGCTGATGATTTCATCAAGCTTTAACTCTTTATCATAGATGTAACTCAAGTTGTAAATTGATCTTCCTTTGCTCTCTTTGTCCTTTGTATGGCAAAAAAGCAACACTTTATCCAATAGCTCAATTATTTCAGCTCTCATATAACTCTGTTTGAATTCCAAATTTACAGCAATCTCATCCTGATTTGCTCCCTCGTTGATAATTTCTTTTTTAATCGTAGTTCAAAGAAATATCAATAATAATATCAGAAAGCATTTTTTTTTGCTATTTATTATTGAAGATAAAATTTGAATTAAATGAAAAAACAAACATCAACGTTTGAGAGCGCAAATGCGCTTTCATATTTAACAGTTAATTCCCTTGATGAATTATACCAAGGAAATGTAAATTACATGAATCACTTGAAAAACTATCAACCAAGAAATCAATTTGAGCAAAAAGAAAGAGTTGGACGAATTTTGATCAACCAACTTAAAGAAGCAACAACCATCTCAGGAACTTGCATAAATGATAAAACTCGATCAGATGTAACTCTCTCTTTGCAACAATCAAATTTCCCCCTCGGACATACAGAAATCAAAGTTAAAAGATATCATTCAGTTCAAGCAGATGGGACAGTTTTTGAACCCTTTCTTGATCGAGATAAAATTGAGTTTATGAAGCAAGGAACGGAAGATCATTATAAACGAACAGGGCAATATCTCCCTGCTTATGCTGCTTTTATCTTTCTGCATGACGGACAAGTAAAAATTTATTCCCTTGCTGAGGAATTCAAATTTGAAAAAAGAAAATGCAGATCAACAAATGAATCAGGAAAAGAAGTTTGGAGATTATTAGATGTAACATATTTTCCTGACTGCTTGCTTTTACATCAGGAAAAAATTGAAATAACTGAGGATCAAATTGATATTATGTATCAAGGAGAAAAGGGAAAATATACCAAAGAATCAGTACGAGCAGAATTCAAACGAAAGCAAAAGGAATTTCATTTAATTCAAACATATCAACCGCAAGAACTTCCAGCTGAATATTTCAATCAAATCATTCATCCTCCATATTTATAAGCAAATGATAAAAATGAGCAAATTAAACCCTTCAAAGCTTGAACTTATATATCAGATGATGCAGGCAGCACAAGATAAATTAATCAAATCAAATTGGATTCGCAAAAATTTGATGAGAGAGATAAAAGATGTTTCAAATCGAAAACAAGGATCAATTTCAGAATTAATTGATTGCTTGCTTTATAATGAAAAAAGAGAAAAAACAACCTCGCTCGAATTGCAGCTTGAAATTTGCGCTCGAATAAACTCTTGCAACTATCTGATCAACTCATTTGCAAAGGATGATTTGTTTGAAGAATGCAAGCTTGTGAGGGATTATTTGGATCAGCTGGAACTCATTTATTTAGCTATAATAACAGATCATTTTGCGGAAATTATAACAGAAGATGATGTTGCAATAATTGAGGAATTCAGAGCTTTCTCCTTTGCGAAATCAAAAGAAGATATAAATGAGAATGATTGAACAACATAAAACAAACAAAAAATATTTCAATTCAATTTGGAATTCCGCAACAGCTTCAACTTCAAATGAAGCTTTCAGATTGTTTAATTTAGATGAATCAAATGTTGTTCAACAAATCATCTTTTCAAATTCGCTGCAAATTTATAAAACAAAAGATTTGCTGGATGATTTGAAACAAGAGCTTTTAATGATTCTGTTGAAATACCTTGAACGAGATGGAGAGGAGGTTTTTGTCAATTTCTATAATAAGAGAAACAGTTTCCGCTTTTGGCTAACCTCAGTTGCAAAGTATAATTTCAAATCAAATTCATCTCCTGTATATCGCAAATACATCGGAAATAAGAACCTCAATTTTGATTATGATGCAATCCCTCCAGCTGCATTAAATGATGATGAGGATGCGCTGTTGCTTGATCGCTATGAGGCAAAAGAACTCAAACTTTATATTGGGCAATTCCTATATTCTCCCAAAGCAAAAGAACTCTTTCATGACTTGGAAATTGAATTGTTTGTTCATCATTTTTTTGGCAAGAAAAACAAACGCAATTTCTCCTTAACAAAGCTTGCAGATGAAATAGAATTGAGCCATACAACAGTTAATTCTATTTTTAAAGAAGTAAAAGAATTTCTCTTTCATCAACTTCAGCAAAATAAATATTAAAAAACATTTCATCTTTTATTGTGTTTTATCTTTTTTCTTGCTATTTATTTATATGAAAGATGAAACTTCAATTATAACAACATCAACATCAGATGTATTTGATTCAGAAGATCGGGAGATGATCTTTGCAATCATTCGGGAAGTGAATGAAATAAAACAAATTTGGAAAGCATGGAAGCAATTGAATTGATAAAGCTTTTTGTTTTTGTTTGGCTTGGTTTTTCGGTTGTTAATCATTTGATTCCTGAAATATATAAGCTTTTGATTTATGCGAAAAAGAACGGGCTTTATTTATTTACAAAAGCTGTTGCAACAACTGTTGTTTCTTGTTCAAAATGCTTTTTCTTTTGGGTTGTTTTATTCACAGCACAAGATTTATTTCTTGCTTCATCTTTCGCTTTTATTGCTCAACTAATCGGAAACAAACTATGATAACAGCAACTGAAATATATGAGATCATTCATCAGAGAATTCAAATTTTATGCCATTACGGAAAAAAAACAAATGATCAAAGAAATGAAATATCAATTCTGAGCAAAGCAAATGAATGCTTGCTGGAGTTTTACCTTAATAATAAAGAAGAAAATGAATCCAAATAATGAACAAGCTGCTCAATTGGAAGCACTAAAATCAACAGAGATAATCAGAATTCCGCAAGATGGAATTACAATAAGAAATTTGTACGTGCAACTAATAGATCACGCTGCTCATATCTGCTATACTTGCCCATCAACGGTTGCAAACTACAAAAGGAAACTACTTGCAAAATATGAGATATATCTGCAATCTTCTGAGGCAAAATCAAAGCTTGATTTGGCAATTGATCAGGTGAATGAATTGAAACAGCTGGATATCAACAAAGATAAGGTTGCTAAAGCTTATGGAAAGAGAGTTGTGAGATATAGAATTGCAGATCATTTGATTTATATAAACGGATCAAAATCTCCTCAATTGCAAATTGTCGAAGGGGAACTTGTTCCTTTTGATTTGGATGAAGATGATATTCTTTCCTGATGCAAAATAAACACAAGAATTATTTTGCTCCATTAAAGAAATATAAATTAATTCAGGAGAACAAGAAAGGAAATGAATTCAAAGCAAAGCAAAAAATGAACGAGATATATAATAAATTAAAAGAAGGTTGGATCATTTATGTAAATGATTTTAATATAAATGAAGAAAGATCACAACCTGTTTTTTCCAATCTTCAAGAAGCTTTGCTTGTTGCAATTGAGGAAATAAGATATAATTTTCTTTGCTATCATTTTACAAGAGATATAATATATAAAGCTCTTGCAAAATTCTTTATCACAAAATTAATTGAGAATTGTGAACCAATCAGAGAAGAAGATGATCAGCTGGAATTGAAATTGAATTTCATATATGAGAGCTTTGAAAAAATTGAAAACAAAATAAAATGAACCCTTGGAAGCAAAATATTAAACTTTCACCTCAAGAGCTTTTAAAGCTTTTTCCATTTCTTGAATTCGCAAAAGAATTCAATCGCTATTGGTTGAATTCCTTTGCGAGGGATGGATCACAAATGATAAGAATAAAATATCAAATGGACGAATTCTCTCCTTTGGAGTTTATGGATTTTTCCTCTGATTTATTAATGAAAGAATATCAGTTTTATTTACAAAATAATACAACATCAACATCGTAAAAATGAACAAAAGAGAACAACATATAATTCACGTTCGAGAATGGCAAAAACGCAATTCCGAAAAAGTCGCAGAATATCAAAAAAGATATAATGATAAGAAGAGAGCAAGATTGAAAAGAAGACGAGATTTAACTTGCAAATACTTTGATTATACACAAAAGGAACTTGATGAAGTTTCAAAATTCTTTTCCCCTGACGAGATGGAGCTTTATGTTCGATATAATCAGCAAATGTTAACCTATGCGGAATTGCTTGGTGAATTTGATGATATTACGTTGTATCGGATTTGCTTGATTATTAAACAAATCAAGATCAAGATGAAAGAAGTTGTTGAAGGAAATGAGGCAATATAATGAGCAAGTTCCCAACATGGAGAAGAATCTCCCATTATTTACAATAAGTGAAGAATAAATATCCAATATATAACTCCCTCTCTTTGAAGCATCAAGCGTTTGTTGATGCTATGATCAAATTTAAGATGAATCAAACTCAAGCTTATCTTGATACATATCCAAATTCAAGTTATGATAATGCAAGATCAGCTTCTTGTTTGCTTCTAACAAAACCAAACATTCAGAAGGCTATTAAAGAGAGAACACAAAGGGAGAGCGCAAAAATTGATATATCACTTGAGGCACAACTCCAGCGTTTGTTTTCCCTTCTTGAAGATGCTGGAAAGGTTGAGAATGATAAGCAGAGAGTGCAATTGCAGCTCGATATAATGAAGGAAATCAATAAGATGGGGGGATTGAGCTTCAAACCTGATGCTACCCCTTCAAAGGGTTCTATTTCAATTTCCGTTGATGTGATCAAAGAATTGGGAAAAGGAAAGAAATTGAACCTGCATCCTCCAGCAGATGATTCTCAAGATGTAGATTTTGAAGAGCTTCCTGATGATCAGGATAATTGATATTATCCCCTTATTATCCCCCTTTGCTTATTTGGGTTTTGGGTTGAGTTGGGGATATTGTAGATATAACAGGGGTTTGAGGGCTTATCCCCCTTTTAATAATTAATCCTATTAGGATCAGAACGGTAAAACTTATTGAATGATCTTCGATGATCAGGATGATGAATGATGATGAGAAAGCTCCTCCTCAGGTGTATGACGTTGAGATAAGGTAAGGAGATGTATATGTAAAATTTGAACTTTCAAATGTTTCCATAATCACTTTAAAATCAACTCCATCTTTTAAACTTCCTGTTTCCTGTTTCAAATGTTTTTTTTGCTTTTAGATTCTTATTATTTCTTTCTCCTTCTCATCAGGTGCATCAGCTCCAGCAATCTCAAGGAGATGGATTTACAAAATTTGAACTTTCAAATGTTTTATATAAAATGTTTTTGTGATTCAATTTTGATTCTGTTCAACGATTGATAAACAGGAGAAATCCATTTCCCCTGTTTCCCAACCTGATCTTTCTGAGAATTCAAATCTATTTATATACGTGGAAAAAAATGAAGAAAATATAAACCCTGACTCTTGGACTGAAAAAGAACTTCTTAAGCATCTATACAGAACTGTTAAGGAGATGCAAATTGAGCAATTTGAGATGAAGAAAGAGTTGGTTGAAATCAAATTGGAGATAACCAAGTTGGAAATCAAATTTACAACATTACAAACAGAAGTTCACACAAGGGAAAAGGATATAGATCGGAGGATATCAAGGAACTCCACAATTGCATATGTTGTTGGAGTTATTATTGCTGGAGCTGCGTTTATTTTGGGATATACCAAAGGATAAAGCAAAAGGAGGGCATCACCCCTCCTTTCTAAATCAAATCAAAATATCATGCTCTAAAGCAATCCAAATTGAGCAACAAAGATAATATAAAATAATTCCTCTTTCAAAATTGAGTTTATAAATAAAAAATAGATATCAGGTTCAAGTTTTTCCTGCTATTTATTTATATGAAGTTATACGACAAACAAGGCGCTTTTCTACAAGCTTGCCTTGATCCAAAATATCACACTTGCATTTTTTCTGGAGGGGTTGGTTCAGGGAAATCGAGAATTCTTGCTTTTACACTTTTATATATGGCAATCACTTTTCCAGAAACTCGCTATCTATTGGGGAGAGCAAGATTATCTGATCTAAGAGACTCAACACTTGTAACTCTCTTTGATGTAGCAAAAGAAATGAAAATGACCGTTAATGGAGAGGATCGGAGAGTTTATGATTTCTTGGATTATAATATGCAAAAAAACATTATCACAATAACTCAAGAAAAGATGGATGATCAAGGAAGGAAAAAAGAACTTTCATCAACCATCATTCTCAAAGCTTTAGAAACAAAACCCTCTGATCCTGAGTTGATTGGGTTGGGATCAACCGAATACACAGCTTGTTTTCTTGACGAAATGGGGCAAATTGATCAAAAAGTTTACACAACCTTGATCCAAAGATTGCGCTATAAATTGGAAGAAAACAACTTAACAGGGAAAATCATAATTGCCACAAATCCAACTCAGAATTGGTTATATCATCAGCTTTATATTCCGTTTGAAAATGGAGAGTTGGACAAGGAAATATATTTTACACAAGCATCTCCAAAGGATAATATATTTCTTTCCAAATCTTATCTGAAACGTTTAACACGAAAGAATCTTACTGAATGGGAATATCAAACAAGGGTTTTGTTGAATTGGCATTTTTCGGAAGCTGATGTTGAACTCTTTGAGGTTAGCAAAATAAATGATGCTTTCAACGCAAAATTGGAGTTGGAGGATCGCAACAGATATTGCTCTGTTGATATCGCAGGAAAGGGAAAAGATGCAACTGTTTGTGCTATTTGGCAAGGATGGGAGTTGATTGAAATCAGGAGATATAATCATTTAACAGCGCCTGAAACAGCATCAATAATTGCAGCAATTCAAAAGGAATTTAATATCCCAACAAAGCACGTTGTAATAGACTGCAACGGAATTGGAAGCGGAGTAGGTGATCTCGTTCGTGGCTCTTATCGCTTTGTGGCGCATAAATCAGCTTTAAATAATGCTCCTTATAGGTCAATCAAGGATCAGATGTTTTATCATTTATCGGAGAAGATCAATCAAGGAAAGGTAAAATTCAGTTGTTATGATTGGATTGATTCGATCATCCAAGAGCTGCAAGCGCATAAGAGATATAAGCACGGAGCAGATGGAGCTGCTGCTGTTACGCCCAAATCAATCATTCACGGAAGTTTGCAAAAATCTCCTGATATAGCTGATTCCATTATGATGAGATGCGTTTATGATTTCATTTCAACATCTCCAAAAATAGATTTAATATAATGCAAGAAATAGAACTAAAAATTAAAAATAAACAAACCAAAGAAAAAAATTCTGTTGTGTTTGAATTCCCTTTGAGTTGGGAGGAATTGAGTTTGCGCCAATTTATTGATTGGTATGAGATTACACTTGATTCTGAGGTAAATGAGCTGGAGAGGATGATTCAAATAATCTCTGTTTTATCACAAAAAAGCAAAGAAGAAATTGAAAATTTACCTGAGCAAGCATTTTATAAACTTGCGGAAGTTGTAACTCCGATGATTGAGGAAGGATTTCCTCCTTTCCAGCCTCAGTTGGGCAAAGGAGAAGGAGAATTTCAAGCTGAAATTGATGGAGTTCTTTATAAATGGAATCCTGATTACTTCAAAGATAATATTGGGAATATTGCCAAGATGGAGCAAATGCTAACAGGTTTGAATTTGGTAACTCATTTTCATTATGTATTGGCTTTTTGTTTGAATTTTGAGGGAGAGGAATTTGATCAAGAAAAATTGAATGAAAAAGCTCAAATGTTTTTGGATAAAATCCAAATGAATGAATTATATTTTTTTTTGTTCAATTCATTCACACAAGGGAAAACTTCTTTAAACTTTATCAAGGGCTTTTCAAACGGAGAAAAAGCGATCAATCAAATAGAGAGGGAGCTTCATCTTCTTCAAAATTCAGTCAAAGATGGAGTTGGTTCGACAACCGAATAAAAATTGCAGAATCAAAGCTCTTTGGGGCAACATTAAAGCAATCAGATCAAACTTCCATGCAGGAATGCTTTGAATTTTTAAGTTACGAAAAGGAAAAAACAGAATTGGAGATCAAGTTGCAAAATGAAGCGCAATCAAGAGCAAGAACAAGAAGATAAAGTTCATTCTTTATTCAGCTATTTATAAAAAGAAGAAAATGAAATTATGAGTGAATTATCAAACAAAGCAATATATCAACTTATTGAAAGAGTTTCCCAATCTGAGGGTTGGATCAAAGAAATCCGTTTCTCTGATTTTTGGATTGCGGAGGATAAGGATAACTCTTATCCTTTGCTTATAATTGATGTTCTTGGAGGAAATTTTTCTGATTATCCTCCAAGAAGATCATTTGAAATTCAGTTAACTCTCTTTGATCAAAGAAGAGATGATAATCTTAATTTCCAAGATGCAGTTTCATCAACAAGAAATGTTCTTGAAGATATTGTTGTTCGTTTAAGAACATCTCCTTATTCATCTGATTATGGAGTTCGTTTTTCATCTGATCCTTCATCAGATGTTATTAAATGGGGCGATTCGAATGATAAATTGATAGGAACTCAAATGAGTTTTGAAATCTCAGTTCCTTCCTCAGTTTGTGTTGGAAATCTTCCTCCTGTTGTAGGTTCTCCTTCGATAATTTTACCTGAATGTGATGCTGTAATTTCAAACGTTTTTTCTCAGAATGGAACGTTGCTAAACTCAGGTTCAACTTCATTCCCTTCTCTGTTTAATTATACTGTTGGGAATTTGACAATTGCAAATGAATTTCCAACTCAATTGTTTTCTGTGGATGCAAGTAATTCTCTTTTCACAATTCCCAATATGGTTTGGGAAAACTCATCAGGAGAATTACTTGCAAGCTTCCTTCCTGTTATCTATGTTGAGGATCAAATTGCTCCTGATATTGTTGTTGTAAATTCAAACGGAGGAGAATCAATTTCTCTTCCTTTGTCGGGAATAGTTTATCACGGATTTTCTGCTTCTTCTTTAAATGTTAAAGTTTACAATTCAGAAATTGATGTTCTTGTGAACACAGGGATCACTTCTAATTATGAATTTACAGTTGATGATTGCGAGATAAATCTTGTTCCAAATGGAGGAGCTTTTATTGTTTCTTCAACTGAAGTTCCAGCAGGAACAAGTGAAAGTATTATTATTCCTGATTTTGATGTTGTTAATTCAAATGGTCAATCGGCAACCTCAGTTGTTTATTCAGGAACTGTTCACGTTGATTTCTCAGGAGCAACTGCTGAAGGAATAACTTATCATCGCCCTCAATTTCAAGGGCAAATAACATCTTATGCTATCGGAGATGTAGCTTGGCATTTTTCATCAGGAACTTATGATTATCCACGAACAGGAGGAACAATTCAAGAGCTGGATCATTCCGCTTCCTCTCCTTTTTATACGCTGAAATATGATAATGCTTTTGGGAATAAATTCAGATATACCACAGATCAAGGAGAACCTGCAAGTGATCAGAAAGCAGATTTCAGATTAGAATCTTATTCAGCTTCAACTCTGTATTATGTAATTGATAATTTAACTGGGATTGGCTGGTTAACAGATGCGATTTCTTACAATCAAAATTGGAGCGACGCTATTTTGTCAGCTAATACATTTAGTTGGAGTGGGTTTTCTGAAACTTATGATGATTGGAGGATGCCTTGTGTAGCAGAAATTGAATCTGTAATAAATATGAGAGGATCATTTCATTTAGCGGAGAACATCTTTGAAAGATTTGGGAGAATTCCTAATGCTGGAAGTGTTGTGATCAATATGTATTTGTCAGATACTTCTTACTCTAATTCAGGGAATGCTTATCTGTATAATGATAGTGCTGAAACAGGAAAAAGAAGTAAAACTTCCCCTTCTTTTCACGGATTATTTCCAGTAAGAAATCACTATTAAAAAAAACAAAAAAAATGGCTTTAAAAGATTATAGATATAAAATAACAGGAGACACAATTCAAGTTGCTTCTGATTTGGTTTTAAACAATCCTGAATTCAGGGTTAACTCAGTTTATTATAAAGCTCAAGAATTAGAAGCTGATATTGAACTTTTAATTCGAGAAGGAGAAGGTGTGTTCTTTCATTCAAGAAATTATACAATTAATGTTCCTTTAGAACAAGAGGGTTTAGACGCTGCTTCTGTAGATTTTGCGGTTCAGAGTATATTCCCTAACGCAGTACGCACGGATAGTTAATTTTGTCTATTTATAATTGATGCAATATTCTACTGGAAATACCGTTTATGTCAATTTTGTTTCTGTTTCAGGATCAACAAACACACCTTTAACAGCTTCTACTACTTTTGATGATGTTTTATACCGAAATGGCTCGGTTTACACAGGTGTTACAACTACAATTTCTTTGGTAGATGCTTCTTCTGGTGTGTATTCTGCGTCATTTACTCCTAATGAATCAGGAAGTTATCAATTGTATGTAAAAAATAATTTAAACAATGTCATTTTTGTAACAGAGTTGATTAAAGTGACAAACACAGACGGTACAACAATATATGTTGGTCTTTAAAAGAAGGAAAGTATGGGTAAGAAAGCGTTGGTTCTCTCAGGCGGAGGATCAGTTGGAGCATTTGCTGGAGGTGTAATTCAGTATTTAATCCAAGACCAAAATAAAGAGTATGATTTATATATAGGAACATCTACTGGGAGTTTACTTGCTCCATTAACCTCGATTCGTGAATTGGATATTTTAAGAAAAGGTTACACGTCTGTAAATTCTGATGATATATTCTCTTTTAATCCGTTTTACACCAGAGGTAAAAAAAAAGGTCAGCACAATTACTTAAAAATACTTTTTCGTCTTTTAACTTTTCATAAGACTTTTGGGGAATCTGAAAACCTAAAAGATTTCATTCGCAAATATTTTAAAGAAAAACATTTCGAAAAATTAAAAAACTCTGAGCAAGAAGTTATTGCGGTTGTAACTAATCTAAGTTTAGAAAGAACTGAATACAAATCTTCAAACGACTTTACTTATGATGAGTTTTGTAATTGGCTTTGGGCATCTGCTAACGTTCCTCTTTACATGTCTGTTTACGAACATGGAGGTTTTCAATACGCTGATGGAGGTTTGTTTCAAAATGTCCCTATTCAAGCAGCTATTGATGCAGGGGCAACTGAAATTGATGTAATTGTTCTTGATGCGGAAAATGTTGCTCCTAAAAATCATTTCGAAATTAAAAACCCCATCCATTATGTTGTTTCTATTCTTCGGATGATGATGAAGAAAAATATGAGAAATAATATCGAAATGGGAAAATTAACTTCTCACAATAAAAATATTGACATTAGTTTATGTTTCACCCCTGAGGTGTTGACAAATAATGTGCTTTCTTTTGAAAAAGAAAAAATGGATGAATGGTGGGATTTAGGCTATGAGCATGCAAAAAGCGGAGGTTTCCAAAACTATAGATTAACAAGATCAAACAACTTAAAAAAAACTACTTGATTTTTTTAAGTATTGGGACTACTTATTGAAAAAGATAACTCAAACTAAAAACAGAAAATGGAGTATTATGCTTATACCCTCTATGATGAGGTGCAAGATTTCTTTAATGCAAACAAGTTAATTATTGTAGCTTGGGCATGGAAATCATCAAGAACTGGAAACTGGAGTACACACCGTAACAAAACTCCAGCCACTTCTTATTTTAACAGAGTTGGTGTGTTGCCAATAAGTGCAACAATGTTTCACTTGACAAGAAAATCTTACGATAGAACTTTGAAAAAAGTTGTTGATAAACCATTTGCTTTAATGGAAAAAATAGATGAAGGTGGAGAGTGGAGATATTACAACAAACCAACTATTGAAGAGTCAACTCAGAGACTTCTTATGGTTGAAGGAGACCCTAACGTAGACCTTTACCATGCTAATCCAGCCGTAAGAGTAACTGATCAAGGAAACGGAATTTCTCTTATTGAGAATATTTCAATTATCAATGAATCTCCTTGGGAAGAAGCAAAAAGAAATGTTGATATTGACTCTATTGGTTGTATGTGGTATATGCGCCAAATTGAGGATGGAAACTATCATCAGGGCGGTTATATTGCAAACGGAAATTCTATTGATCTAAATAGAGGAAGCGGTCGTGTAGGTTTTTGTAAACTCACTGAGAGAATAGATGTGCCAATTGCTCAAGATGTAGAGGGTGATTCCGATAAATTTACAGAAACAGCAGATTATGTTTATACTGAAGAGGATCGACTTGATCCAGAGAAAGAATATTTGACATTAACCATTTATCATGGTGTGAAACAAACAATTCGCCCTTTGGTTCTTCCAGTTGAAACAGTATTACCTAACCCAGTTAAAACCGAAAAATAATGAAACTTAACACAAGAGAAGAAGTACAGGAATTTCTTAATAATCATTTTGATGATGAATTCCAGCATTGGGAAGTTGATACCAGAATAATTTGGATATATCAAGCGTCTAATGGAACAGGGAGATACCAAAGCCAGAAAAATTTAAACTATGGTGTAATTGGGATTCTTGGTAAGCCTGTTGAAGTTGAAGTTGACCCATCAGGAAGTTTAACTTTCAGTAAACAATCAACATTTAAAAGAAAACCATACACGACTTTTACTACAATTAGTAAAACTGAAGATGGTGGTTATATTTTAATTAAGTATGTAGGTTTTCTATATAATACTTTCCTTGAGAACATGGACAACATGAGAGGGAACTCATCTTACAACAAAGCTGTTGAGATGTCTGGGATTGAAAATCCAACAGATGAAGAAATTGCTACTACAATGGCAACTCAAATTTACGGTTTAAGAAAAGATGCTCCAGAGATTGATCCTAACACTGTAACTCTTGATGTTCATACTGAGATGGTTGATGGTAAGCTTGAGATAACTGGAGATTTTCGTATAGCAGGAGAGCCATCTAATCCATTAAGATGGATGTGGTGGGTCAACCCAGCTGAAGGAGTTTTAGGAACTGCATCAAGCGGAAAAGCCGCAGGAGAGTACATCGGAGGTAGAAAGAAGTTTACTGTTAATTCAGATTTTAGAGATCGTGAATCGTTTATGATCATGAATACCAAGGATGTTGAAATTAAATGTTATGCTCAATATAAAGAGCAGGATGGCGATCTTAAAATGAAGAGTAAATTTGTTACAATTGACTTAACAGGAGCGCTACCTTTATATGATTATTTCGGATTAGTGGGTAAATAAGCGATTTTTGCCTCAAACGGACTATTTATAGTTGAAATAAAAGACTATAAATATGTCTATAATAAAAAAAGTACCAAAAAGTGAACATAGGTTTGAGTGGTTTAAATGCAGCACAGACCCTGTTTATTTTTTGAACACATACGGGAAAGTTTTCGATGCTCGAAAGCAGCTTATCTCGGACATGACCTGTTTTGATTATCAGGAAGATGTTGTTGATGACTTCTTAGATCATCGATTTAATATTACATTAAAAAGTCGCCAATGTTTACCTAAAGGAACTTACGTCAATACTCCTGATGGAATTAAATCAATAGAATCGTTTAAAAAAGGCGACTCAGTTTGGTCATATAATCTGTCTTCAGAAGAGAAAAACATTGATCGAATATATGATGCGTGGCAAAGCGGAGTTCGTAAGTGTATTACTTTTAAGTTAAGGGATACTCGAAATTTTACTGTTGGAGTAACCCATCCTTTTTTTATTGAAGGTAAAGGATGGGTTAAAGCTAAAAATCTTTCCAAAGGAGATCAGGTTGTATTTGAAAAACCCGACTTTGGAAACAAAATTCCTCGCAATTCTTTTGTAATCGCTTTAGCTTATATGATTACAGATGGGAGTGCTGTTAAGCAGCCAAAATTTACAAATACAAACAATTTATATCTACAAGAATTTTCAGAATGTGTAAATGAACTATGCCCTAATCTCGACATTCGAAAAACACCTAAAGGAAACGGGTTTGATTTATTTCCTCATCAACCTCACGGCTCTACTTCTAAAAATCCTTTTATGACAATTTGTGAAGAAATGGGTGTAGATAAAAAGTCTGAGTTTAAAACACTTCCAAAAGAAGTGTTTCACTGGAATAAAAAATCGACATCATTGCTTGTAAATAGACTTTTTGCTGGAGATGGATGGGTTACAATACATGATAGGGGAAATAATAAAAGATTAGAGTTTGGTATTGGCTCTCCTTGTGTTGAATTTCTTTATCAAGTTAAAGAGCTTTTATTAAGGTTTAATATTACTTCTAATGTTTATCAAGTAACTGGAATGAAGAATCAGAAAAATGATTTTTGGAAACTTAGAATTACTCATTCAAAGGCTTGTAAAATTTTTATAGAAGAAATTGGGATTTTTGATAAAACTACGGAAGAACATTTAAAAATTGTAAATTCCCATAAGAACGATGTAAAGTATGATTCTGTTATTAAGACAGTTAAAGGTGCTGGAGAGTTAATGTGCTATGATATTTCTGTTGAAAAAAATGAAAACTTTTTTATTGATGGCTTATTAACTCATAATACGGGACTCTCAGTTATTACTGCTGGGTATTGCGCTTGGCGACTTATGTTTGGTAAAGATGAGAGAATTCTTATTATTGCCAATGATGGCGCTGGTGCAATCAGATTTCTTGAAACAGTTAAGCAGTTTATTGATTATTTACCAGAGTTTCTTAAGCCACCCAAACCAAAAAACGCACCTTCAATCTACAAAACTGAAAACAAGAAGATGCTTCAGTTCCACAACAATTGTCAAATTGAAGCAAAAGCCGCATCTCCTCAAGCAGGTCGTGGGGAGTCTTTGACTTTACTTGTTTTAGATGAGGTCGCTTTTATTAAGGATGCTCCAGAGATTTGGAAAGCTGCATCTACCGCTCTTTCGATGACAAAAGGCGATGCTATTTTGATTTCAACTCCATACGGTACAGGGAATTTATATCACCAAATATGGAAGGGGGCAGAGGATGGAGATAATGACTTTAATCCAGTTGAAGTTCATTGGACACAAAACCCAATTGCTGCTGAAGATTTAGAGTGGAGGATAGATGATGAGGGTGAGAAATACCCTTGGTCTCCTTGGTATGAAGACCAGTGTATTCGTTTAAATAATGACCCCGTAGCTATTGCTCAAGAGCTTGACCTTTCTTTTGAAGGATCGAAACACTTAGTGGTAAATGCTAAAATTATTAGGAAATACAGAGACCGTATTACTTTTGATAAGATTTCTCCAAAATGCTATTTCGATTGGAGAAGTTTAGAGCTTCCTTTTACTCATGATAAAACTCCGTTTTATATTTGGAAACTACCAGAACCTGATAAATCATATATTATTGGAGGTGACGTTTCTACAGGGGGGGGTCAGGATTTTTCTACCCTACAAATTATCTGTGTTGAAGACATGGAACAGGTGGGTGAATTGAAAATTAAAATTGATGCTGATGAGATTGCTGATATAACTTATGCAGCAGCAAAGGTTTATAATGATGCGTTTGTGGCTTTGGAGTGGAACTCTATGGGATCAGCCGCTTGTTTGAGATTGAACAAACAGTTGGGGTATAAGAATATGTTTTATTCCAGAAATGTTTTGGATATGCACACTCGACCAAAGGATGTAAGAAAATCCCAGAAGATTGTGGAAGGTGTAACCATCCCCGGCTTTGTGACAACATCCAAAACTCGACCTCTTCTTATGGAGTGTTTAATTCGAACCATGCGTGAACGTCAGGTAATAATCAACTCAAAACGTTTACTTAGTGAATTTGACAACTTTGTGAAAATAAAAAATAAAGAACAACACGAAAGAGGTTTTAATGATGATTTAATTTTCGCTTTTGCTATCGCTATCTACATGAGAGAAACGGAGTGGCAAAATAAAGTTAAATCACAAGCTCAAACCAAAGCAATGCTTAACAGTTGGAATTTTGCTACCAATAGCTCTCATAGAACTTCAACACCAGAGATGCAAAAACGCAGCAAGGCGGAGTTAGAAGCAACTGAAAAAAGGCTTAAAAAAAGCGGATATTCCCCAATATTTTTAGGTGGAGCTTTAAAGAATGATGAAGATAGGGGAGATAATTGGGTTTTGGATTGAATTTTCTAAAAACCCGTAATACATTGATTTACTCAAAAGACAAAAACTCAAATGGCTGATAATTTAATAACAGAACAGTTAAACAACCCATCTAACGATAATAATGGAGTTGGAATATTCAAAAGCGCACTAACAGCTCTACGATCTGGCAGAAGGACAACTGATCAATCAGGTGGAGGAATAATGCCTCCAACTTCTCAAAAAGAATTTGTTGAGCAAAAACAACAAGAATTTCTTGATTGGCAAGTTTCTAAAATTAATGAAGACTTATATACCAGAACTCTTTATTACGATACTGATAGAATTGCGGCTTTCCAAGATTTTAGAGCAATGGATATGTCGCCTGAAATTTCAGCGGCACTTGATATACTTCGGGATGAATGCCTTGCAGGAGATACAGTAATTCCTCTCCTATCAGGAGAGAAAGTAACTATTGAAGAACTTTATAATAGAAAAGATAAAGATTTTTATGTATTTGGATGTAATCCAGAATCTAAAAAATTTGAAGATTCTTTATGTGAGAGGGTAACATACAAAGGTGAACAAGATGTTTATAAAATTATGTTTGATGATAGTTCATTTGTGGAAGCCACCAGTGAACATCTTTGGTTAAATAGAGAAGATGGAGAATATACAAAAACAAGTGACTTAAGAGAGGGTCATATCATCGCTTCTATGTATCAAAGTAATTCTAACGAAGAAGATCGCATTCAAGGTAAGGTGGTTTCTGTTGAATATGTAGGCAAAAAGAAAACTTATGACCTTGTTAATTCAGGTAAGCATCACAACTTTGTAGTATTAACTTCAAATGGTACTGGAGTAGTTTCTCACAATTGTTTAACTCGTGGAGAGAACGGTAAGATTTTTCAAATCTATTCTCAAAACGGTCGTATTCAAACAGCTTTAGAAGATTTAGTGGAAAAAAGGCTTAACCTTCCTTATAACTCTCGTTTTATCATCCGTGATATGATGAAGTACGGAGATTGGTTTGCTTTTCTTGATGTTGTTAAAGGAGAGGGGATTGTTAATTTCTCAACTCTTGCTGGAGAAGAAGTTAGGAGAATTGAAGGAGGAGTCCATGAGGGTGTTCAGGGTAATATTCCTTATTACAGATGGGACACTAAAGGAATGGACTTAGAGTTTTGGCAAGTTGCTCACTTTAGATTACTTGAAGATTCAAGAAGGCTTCCTTACGGACGGTCAATTCTCGATTCTGCTCGTAAACTCTGGAAACAATTGCAACTTGCAGAAGATGCAATGCTTGTGTATCGTCTTGTAAGAGCGCCAGAAAGAAGAGTTTTTTATATTGAGGTTGGTAACCTTGAAGAGCCAGATATTGAACAGTTCATGATGAAACTTCAACATCAACTGAAGAAACAACCTTTGGTGAATCAAAATAATGGAAATGTTAATTACAAGTATGACCCTTTAAATGTTACTGAAGATTATTTTATCCCAGTTAGGGCGGATAGAATGTCGAAGATTGAGACCCTTCCGGGGGCAACCAATCTGGGCGAAATTCAGGATATTGAGTATTTAGAGAAGAAGCTTTTTGCTTCTTTAAAAGTTCCAAAAACTTATTTGAATTACACAGAAAACCTACCCGGTGGGTCTACTCTCTCGCAAGCTGACTTACGTTTTGCAAGAACTGTAAATTCAATTCAAGAAGCCTTCCTTGTAGAGTTACGAAGAGTGGCATCTATTCACCTTCACTTCCTTGGTTTTCCAGAAGAAGAGTTGGAGAATTTCCAAATAATGCTAAACAACCCTTCTTCTCAACAAGAACTTCTAAAGTTAGAGACAATGAAGGCTCGTGTTGAAGTGTTTAAAGAATACTACTCAACAGACGCTAACTCGCCTGTTTCTTATACTTGGGCAATGGAAAATCTTCTTGGTTTTTCTAAATCAGATATTAAACTCCTTCTTAAGCAGAAGAAAATTGAAAAACGTCTATTCCTTGAAATTGACGCAGCGGCTGAAACCTATAAGAAGACTGGATTATTTTCTGATATTGACGCTATTTATGAGCTTCCAAATGCTGATGAAATCATTGCTGGCGGAGGCGCTGGCGGAGATAGTGAAGGTGGAGACGACTTCGGAGGTGGCGGAGGCGGAGGACTCGGTGGAGGTTTTGGCGGAGCAGAAGAACTTGATTTAGGCGGTGAAGACCTTGGGGGTGAAGACCTTGGGGGTGAAACAGCGGATATACCTGAAGAGCCAGCAGTAGAAGATTTGGCTGAAAGATATAAGAAGCATGAAAATAATTCAGAACGTCTTATTGACGAGCTTTTAGGTCAAGATGTAGAGGAAATTATTGCTGAGACTGTAGAAGATCAAATTCAGGATCACAAAAAGGTTTACGGTGAAGCGCAGAGACTTTTAGATTCTTTGGAAAGGGAAGTTGATTTTAATCAATTTGAAACAATAATGGAAGCTCATGCTCAGGGTCGAAACCCAATTATTACTAAACATGAAATGCTTGTAAAAAAAGCCCAAGGGTTAATTGATCAAATTGATGGTGAAGTTGATGGTGAAGTTGAGGTGATATGATAACTGAAGAATACTACAATAATATTAATGACTACTATGGTGTTATCCAAATGTGGGGTGAGCTTAAAAAAGAAATTGATCAAATGGATGAATTTTTAATAAAAGCTTACGGAGGAAAGAAAAGGGGTCGTATTGCTAATTGTAAAAAAGCAAGGTCTTTACTCCTTCAATCACGTAAAGAAATGAAAGAAATTCAAAAGAGATTATTGCTACAAGAACAGGATTATAGAAGTGATACGGGTGATATTTAAAAGAGAAGTGCGAAAGCACTTCTTTTTTTTGAGGTACTTTTCCTATTTTTGTGTATCTTTGTATAAAATTTTCTCACTGCATGTACATTATATTCGATACGGAAACCACTGGGCTTCCCCAAAATTATAAAGCCCCAATCACAGACACTCAAAACTGGACACGTCTTGTTCAGTTGGCTTGGATCGAATATGACATTGATGGGAAAGAAACTTACAAGGCAAATCTAATTGTAAAACCAGAGGGTTTTGTTATCCCTCAAGATTCTATTGCAATCCACCGCATTACCAATGAGAAAGCTTTATCTGAAGGTATTAATGTGCAAGATGCTTTATCTCAATTTACAGAAGCGCTTAAAAGAAATCATTATTTAGTTGCCCACAATATTTCTTTTGATGAAAAAATTATGGGTGCTGAGTATGTTCGTTCCAGTATGGACTATTCGGAACTTTATAGAATCACTCATGTTGATACAAAAAAGGAGTGTGTAGATTTTTGTAAAATACCACGAAGAGGCGGTCGAGGTTTTAAGTGGCCCAAGCTTACTGAGTTGCACGAAAAACTCTTCAATAGAGCTTTTGAAGATGCTCACGATGCCCTTGTAGATGTTGAGGCACTTGCTCGTTGTTTCTTTAAACTTCAAGAGATTGAATATCTCGGTTATAGAGATATTCCTCAAAAAGTAGATGGGCTTGATTTCATTCCAAGAGAAAGAGCTACGTTTGATTATTATGGCGGTAAGTTATCTGATTCAGAACTTGATAAACCTGTAATTGCATTAGGAGTTCATACAGACCACTCACTCCTTCGTGGAGGCGCAACGGCAAGTGATTATATTGAGGCTGCAAAAAAACTTAAACATCCTGCCATCGGTATTACCGATTGGAACACAATGTCGGGAACATTGGATTTTTGGATGAAATGCAAAGATGCAAATGTCCACCCAATATTGGGGATGGAAATAATGATTAATGAAAACATAGGTAAATTCGGTGATGTTAAGGGTGAAGAGGGTGAGGATCACCCAATTAAATTTTTCATAAAAAACCAAGAGGGGTATGTTAATCTTAATCGTTTGTTGTATATGGCAAACACAGAAGGGTTTAGATATCCTCAGGGTCGAATTAAGACAGAGTGGGTTCTTAAACACAAAGAAGGTCTTATAGTAACTACTGGTGATCATAGAGGTTTTATAGCTGATCTTATGCGTAAAGGAAAAAGCGCTGCTGCCGAGGCTTATTTTAAACTTCTTCATCAACAGTTTGGGGAAGATTTCTATGTTGAAATAAAATTAAATGAACTTTCTGATCAAAAGATACTTAATAGTTTTCTTTTAAATTTAGCAAAAAAGTATGGAGTTCAAGTTTTTATAGATAACGATGTTCATTATGCTTTCCCAGAAGATAAAGAACTTCAAGACACTCTTATGGCTATTGGTCAAAAAGCACCTTTAGCTAACGCTCGTCTTTTTGAATGTAGACATTTGTTTTACCCTTCCAGAAGAGATTATTTAAAGTTTAATCGCCAATTCGGGTATAACTATCCTGAAGATGTATTAATGCACTTTATGGATAACACACTTGCTTTAGGTCGTAAGTGTAGGTTTGATTTTGAGGTAGGTGTAGAAAAATATCCAAGATATGAACCTTCTGAAGATATTGTGGAGTTTTTTAAATCCGAAGATACTGAAGAAATTATTTATAAACTTGCTTTTGGGAAGCTTGATAAAAAACTAAAAGAGAGAGCTAAAAGAACAAAAAAAGAGATTACAAAAGATGAGGTTCAAGAATACCATGATAGACTAAATTATGAGTTAAAGGTAATCAAAGATAAGAAGATGCTTGATTATTTTCTTGTAAACTGGGAGTTGATTAGACATTACAGATCAACAGGTCATGAAATAGGCGCTGCCAGAGGCTGTTTTATGCCTAACTCTAAAGTTATAATGTCAGATGGATTTAAAGCCCCTATAGACTCAATTAATATTGGAGATTTTGTTATGGATGCTTATGAAAATGAGAGAGAGGTGTTGGATGTTTTTGAATATGATGTAGATGAAGAAATGGTTTGCTTAGAGTTTGAGGACGGAAGAGTTATAGAATGCACCAAAGACCATGAGATTTTAACAAAAAATAGAAGTTGGGTAAAGGCGGACGAATTGACAGAGGAGGATGAAATTGTCGATATATCAAATTAGACCAGCACGAGAAACTAAAAAACTACTCTATTTAATAGTATGAAAAAACTATTAAAAGAAGAAGAGTTATTCTTTTTAAAAGAAGTAATAATTCAAAAAGGTTATTTGAATAAATTAGAATATAATGAATTGAGAGTTAAATTTAATTATGGTTATGAGTCTTGGAAAAGAGAGCTTATTAATAATTCTTTACCTTTTGTTAGTGGTCAGTTAACTCATTTGTTTGAAGTTTTTAATATAAGATATGAAAATAATGAAGTATTGTATAGTGATTTTTTAACATTACCAAAATGGAGAACAGAAGTTTTTAAAAACTCAAAAATTAAAGTGAAATATAACTGCGAGGTTTGTGGAAAAATAAAAACAAGTGTTTTAAGTAAGATGTTAAAAAGAATGTATTTTTCAGATAAAGGAATTTGTTCTTCATGTATTAACAGTAAAGTAAGGAATACGGAAGAGGAAATAAGGTTAAATAGTGAAAGGCAAATAAAAGCTCAAAATAGACCAGAAGTTAAAGAAAAAAATAGAAACTCTCAAATTAAAAGGCATAAAGACCCAGAGGTAAAAAAAAGGTATAGAGAAATAGGAAAAGAGTTATGGTCTAAAAAAGAGTATAGAGACAACCAAGTTAAAAAATCTATAGAGAGATGGAAAGATGAAGAATACGCTAAAAAAGTTCTTCAAAACTCTAAGGTAGGAGGTTTAAAAGGGGTTTATAACAAAATTAATTATGACAGCTCCTATGAACTTGCTTTTATTATGAAAATAGAAGAGTTAGGGAAAGAAAAACTTTTAAGTAGGGCAAATATTAAAATTGGATACAAAAAAAAGAGTGGGAAATGTTCTTATTATTTCCCAGACTTCTTTTATGATGGTAAATTAATAGAGGTTAAAGGGTACGCTCCTTGGGTAGATTTGGAGAATTTGAATAGAAAAAATTTAGCGGCAAAGAATTGGTGTGAAAAAAATAATTCGTACTTTCGTTTAGTTGAATTTGAAGATATTAGAAATTGGCATAAAAAATCTTTAAAATGGCATCATGAAAATAAGTAAAAAAACATATAAAAATTATAAAGGAAAAGTTTATGACTTAAAAATTGATGTCAGTGAAACTTATAATATAGAAGGTTTAGCTGTTCATAATTCAGGTGGAGGCTCTCTTCTTTCTTATGCTTTAGATATTACAAAGATTGATCCTTTAAAATACGGTCTTTACTTTGAGCGTTTTCTAAACCCTACTCGTAATTGCATGACTGATAAATGCAATATCCTTCTTAAAGACGGTTCTTATAAAAATATAACAGAACTGAATTTAGATGATGAAGTGGAAACTGAGACTGGCGAAGGCAAGCTTGTTCAGATTCATGAACGTGATTTAAAAGATGGTGAGGAAGTGTTTGAAATAGAAACGGAAGATGGGGTGAAGATTCAATTAACAGGTTGTCATATTGTTCCTGTAATAAGAGGTGGTGAAAGAATAGAAATGAGAGTAGATGAGATTAAAGAAAGTGATGAATTAATTATAAATTTAGAGAAATGATAGCAAAAGGGATTAGGAGTATTAATTTTAAAGGATTTTGTAGCGAAGGTAGGGGGGGTGAGAATCCCTAATTGGCAAAGGGTGACTGAATGGAGCAGTCAAGCGGTTGAGCTTTTGAACGGGGTAAAATATAAAAATGATCTTTTCATTTCTCCTAAATTTCTTCTTGGTAGAGCTTTGTATGAGAATAAGACGGATAAGTTTTTAGGGATTGTTAAAAATTATGATTTGGATTACCGAAAATCTAAGAGTTGCTTTAGAATGGAAACCGAAAAAGGGTTTCATTTTTTAACCAACACTTACACAAAATTTTCACACCCTGAAACTGGTGAAGAAATAAAGCAACCACTTCACCCTACAAGAAATGGTCTTAAACTCTGGAGTCGTGGTTATTTTATATCTGAGAAGGAATATAAGAGTTTATATTATACGACAAGGGAGTAAAGGAACAAGTTTGAAGACTCCCTGAACTCCAACTATAGAACTGTTGGGCTAACTTCTCCAGTACAGATAAAAGAAGTTAGAGATCATATTTCTGCTTCAATTGAAGAAAAATATGGAGTTCCTTGGTTTTTAAATAGAGGAAATCATTATTCTGCTATAACAGAATCAATGATTGAAAAATATGGTGTTGATAATTTTTTTAGAGATTATGAATGGCAAACAGAAGAAAGAGAGAGAAAAATAAGAGTTAGTGGAGATACTTGGTTTCAAATGTTTCCATCAACTTCTAAATTTGAAAAAGAAGTTGTAAAGTCGTTGACAGAAGAATTTGAACTAAATAACTGTTTCCATGTGGACTCAGAAAAATTACAAAAAGAAATAGCTTATATTGATTCGGAAGGGAGAAAAAAAAGAGTTGTTGATTTTT